AGCAGCTGACATATTTTACTAATATAGTATATTAAAAAAATCGAGCGATAACGTAATAAGAAAAATGGTCGTTTTTCAAGCTCTTACCTGGGAAACTGAAGATGACGATGAGTGTCATTTAATACACATTTTTGGTAAGACACAAGATGGTCGCTCTGTTTGTGTAACAACAGAATTTCAACCGTACTTTTTTGTTAAATTACCCCGTGATAATGTAAAAAATAAAGCTACTATTTGGTTTAATAAAATGTGTGACGCGTGTCCCGATCTCATATTATCGTATAATCTTGTAAAATATAAGGACGTCTGGGGATTTCAGAATAACGAGGAATTTTATTATATGAAAATAGACTGTCAAACACTTGCCGATCGTAGGAAAATTGTAAATAAATTAAGACACAAATTACCCGATGAATTGCGTAAATTGAAGGTATTTGAGTCCAATTTAGACCCTGTCCTGAGACTTATGCATAGAACTGGTATTCAATCGACTGGTTGGATGGATACGGGTGATTTGTGCACGGATAATGATATTGCTAACGTTGATATCGATTTGGTGTGTCCTGATTGGAAACAACTGAAACCTGTTGATAAACCCGAAACTGCACCTTTTGTAGTTGCATCTATTGATATTGAGTGTAATAGTTCTACTGGTAAATTTCCTGATGCTGATATTGAAGGTGATGCGTGTTTTCAGATTGCTGTTTCCCTTTGTACGTTTGGGACTGATGTTCCTTATGATAAAACGTGTTTTTGTTATAAAAATACGGATCCAAATTTAGATGGGTGTTCTATTTTAAGCTACGATACGGAAAGGGATATGCTTAATGCGTTTAGTAAATATATGAGGGATATGGATATAGATATCATAACGGGTTGGAATATATTTGGTTTTGATATGGAGTATCTTATGAAACGTGCTCAAATGAATGCATGTGGTTTATCTTTTTTTGATTTAAGTAAAATAAAAAAACATCGGTGTCACATGGTTTATAAAAAGTTATCTTCGAGTGCGCTTGGTGATAATGACTTAAAATTACTTCCCATACCTGGTCGTTTTTTATTTGATTTGTTTCACGAGGTTAAGAAAGGGTATAAACTTGATTCCTATAAACTCGATAATGTTTCTAAATTGTATCTTGGAGACCAAAAAATAGACATGCCTGCGAAGGAAATGTTTGCGCGTTTTATTGAAGAAGATCCTGTTAAACTTCGTGAGGTCGCTGAGTATTGTATTAAGGATACTTTGTTACCGCATAGACTTTTATCAAAGTTGTGTACGCTTATTAACCTTTTGGAAATGGCAAAGGCGACATGGGTACCTCTTACGTATCTCGTGGAGAGAGGGCAACAGATTAAAGTGTTTAGTCAGCTTACTAAGAAAGCGCGTGAAATGGGGTATCTTGTTCCTACGATTGCCTGGGGAGAAGGTATGGTCGAAGGGTATGAAGGAGCAACTGTTTTAGAAGCACAGAAGGGTGCTTATTATACACCAATTACGGCACTTGATTTTGAGGCCCTGTATCCATCAATTATGATGGCGCATAATTTGTGTTATTCGACACTTATAATGGATCCGAAATACGAAAATAAAGATCGGTATCCGAATTTAGAGATCGAGACGTTTGGGCAGTTTAAGTTTGTTCAGAATGTACCGAGTCTTTTACCGAGTATCCTTATGGAATTAAAACAGTTTAGAAAACAGGCTAAGAAAGATATGGCAAATTCGACGGGATCTTTAAAACAAATGTATAATGGTAAGCAATTGGCGTATAAAGTTTCTATGAACTCTGTTTATGGTTTCACTGGTGCGTCTAAGGGTATGTTACCATGCGTACCAATTGCATCATCTGTAACACGTAAAGGAAGAATGATGATTGATGATACTAAGAAATATGTAGAGGAGAATTTTCCGGGTGCAAAGGTAAGGTATGGCGACACTGATAGTGTAATGGTTGAATTTGATGTTGGCGAACGTAAAGGTGAGGAAGCTATTAAATATAGTTGGGAACTTGGCGAGCGTGCTGCTGAGGAGTGTACGCACCTGTTTAAGAAACCAAACAATTTAGAACTCGAGAAAGTGTATTGTCCGTATTTTTTATATTCAAAGAAAAGGTATGCGGCGAAACTTTGGACACAAGGTAAGGACGGGGGTATGAATATGGATTATATAGATGTTAAGGGATTACAACTTGTTAGGAGAGATAATACACCACACGTGAGAGAAGTGTGTAAAGAATTACTTGATGTTGTTTTGGAAAGTAGTGATACTGGTCCTCCAAAAGCTTTAGCTTTACAACGCGCTATAGAATTACTTGAGGGTGAGGTTCCTCACGAAAAGTTAATACTTTCGCAACAATTGGGTGATTCGTATAAATCTGATAACTTATCACATGTTCAGGTTCGTAATAAAATGCGTGAAAGACAACCGGGTTCAGAACCGCAATCCGGTGATAGGGTACCTTATATTCTTTTAAAAACGCATGATCCTAGAGCAAAAGCTTATGAAAAAGCGGAAGATCCTAAGTATGCGGAAGAAAATAATTTACCCGTGGATTATCCGTACTATTTTTTGAATAAATTTTTAAACCCTGTATGTGATCTTATTGAACCATTGTTTGATGATCCTAAAGAGGAAATATTTGGTGAGCTTATAACACGCGCAAAACCAAATAGACGTAAGAAAATTGTAGATGATCCAAATCAAAGAAAAATTAGTGATTTTTTCAAGACTTAAAAAAATAGTACAATATTGATGTATGGAAAAGATATATCTAGAGTGTGGTAGATATGCTTGTAGTGTAGAATTGACGAATAGAATTTTACCTGATATGCGTGAGAAAGAAAAGCGTTTAAAAAATTTGAATATGTTTATACCTTTACGTGATTATTTAAATGTACAAAAACCTGACATGTACGATATATTAACAGATACCTTAAATTCACGATTAAAAATAGAAAAAATGCGCGATAGGATTCTTAGATTACAGGTTACACCTATTCTTTCAAATTGTACGTATAAAAGTCCGGATAGAGTAGCTGAATTTTTTGAATATATACACGGTGATTATTGTCATGTCACGACAAAAAATGGACAATTGTGTATGAATCGTCAGTGTTCGGGTAAGAAATGTAATAACCATAAAAATTGTAAATTACCTACAAAATCTATTCGGATGTTACCACCACCACCCCGAACGGATAGTGTAGAATTTGATGATATGACAATACATGAGTGTATTCGAAGTAAATAATACTAGCTTAAAAAAATGAGTGTATTAGTTTTTAAATGAATAAATCAAATATTCTTTTAAATTCTATTGATTCTTTTTATGAAATAGACGAAAATAGAACAATTCTTAAACAAATACTTAACAAATCGGGTGGTATATCGTTACGTAATCTTGAGTGGTTTATAACAAATTATTCTAAGAAAAACAATTTATCGTATAAAACGGGTGATGGTAAAATATTTAGCGTACACTGTGCGTATAAATCGAGTTTAGATGGGTATAGTAAAAAGTTGTTCGATCCGTTTTGTCGTTCTTCAAAGATTAATTATGTAATACCGGGTACATCTGATGAAATTCATACGACTGTTGCACAGTTAAATTTTATCAGATGGTGCATAAAAAATAATATAATTGAGTATATAAAAGAACATAAATCCAAATTGTTTAATAAGCGAGAGACATAGTTCCATTTTCGAACGTAAATGTTTGGTATCCTACGTAATATAAGTGTAATGTATAATCACTTGTAAGACCTTGTGTCATTTTAACGTCTAATATTGTTCTATTTGATTGCAATTGACTAAAATCCAGACTTCCCGATGATTCCACATTAATCGGATTCATCGAGAAAGCGTACGTGTATATATTCCTGAAAGGCCTAGATAAACGACTCGAAAAGGGTACAACATATTTATAATATTTGTGATCGCTATCTTGCATATTTGGTATATCTTCACCGTTTACGAATATTTTAGCCGATATCATAGGTGCATTATAGAATTCGTTTATGATTGAATAGGAAGCACCTGTTGAAAAGTTATATCTATTTGCAAATGCATTTTCTTTTATTGTACTTCCACCCCCGGTCGTATTTTCGTCTTCAAAAGCGGTTTGTCTAAAGAACCAGTTTATAGTTTTAACCGGGGTTTTAGGGACAAGTTCCAATTTGGCGACTTGTTCTCCACTTTTTATTTCTAACGTAGGGTGTTTTTTTACTATATCCGTTATGAACGTGTATTTAGTATTTTTAAGGTACGTACGTTCGGGATTTTCAATGGTTATTTCTTCGGTTACGATATCGAAACTGTCGAGGGAATAATTTCCTGACGCGTTTGTAAAAAATGTTTTAGGGAAAAATTCAATTTCGAAAATCATTTTTTGTTTATGAATAGCACACGTTGGGAAATATGGTCGGTTAGGTTTATTTGTTTCGTATTCATCACTTTCATATTTTCTTGAAAAGAAAAGCGGTATGGGTATAAATACTTTTGAGTTTTTTTGATCGAGAAGGGTGTGATTATTAGATATAAAAGACGTGTCTTCTGCTAAATTCCTGTTTATAGTGTATCTTTTCGTTCTCTTTTCGGATTCGTCGAGGTAAAGTTCGTCGTATATTATCCCCCAATCTGCGTGAAACTTTTCGACTATCATTTCATCTACACGCATGGTAACTGATTTAATTAAATGCCTACCTATTTGGTCGGCGTAGTAATCTGTTCCCGCTGGTAAAGGTGGTAAATTTATTGATATGTACATATTAGATAAGAGATCACCCATACTTCTTGGATTGAATGTTACTTTAATTGTTTCGCCAAATGGCCAATTTACGTTTGCGTCACCTGGTTTTGTTATATTTGTACTTTTATGAAATTTTCTAAAACTGGCATGTTTTTTTGGTTCATATTTGAATAATGAGTGTTCGGGGTCGGGGTTTAATAGATATTTATCCTGCTTACCTATTGCATTTAAAGAGATGATAGCCCCTGTATCTGGACCTGTGGCGTCGCACATACTACTTAATATAAACAATTTTTTAAATATCATTATACACGAGTATTTCTCGATTATGAAAATTTTTTGATACGTAACTTTTTAATCCTATGTACCAGAGTAATATATCTTCTTTTGTTAATGAATATGATATGTATTGGTTTCCTTTTCCTATTTCACGTCCTTTTAATTCACTTATGGATGGTTTTTTAAAGTTTTTAAAACAATAATTGCAAACATTTTTTACTTTTAGACCGAAAAATTTGTAATATTTATAGTTATTATGTAACCATATAGGCCTGATTTTCCTATATTTTCTTATAAGTTCTTTTGTTTCGTAGTTACGACATTTTACGAATATGTCTAAAGGATTTTGACAAACGTGACATAGACCTTTACAATAAATGTACATAAAAGATATAGTAGTTATTTTTTTATGTCCCTTGCATATTATAACCATGTAATAAATCCAGACGGTGTATCTGTATTGGGTATAAATAATAGCGTTGAAAAACCATCGCCTTTACCAGAACCAGAGTCTCAAAACCAAACCGAAACATCAGAAATTGAAAATAGACGTGCAATAACAGTTGAAATACGTTCAGTCTATAAATTATTATCAACTTTAATGTTCTCCTTGACATTTTCTTACTTTTTATTATTTCCTTTTGGGTACGTAAATACAGTAGATATGATAATGTCTATAGTTTCTCATTATCACGTGTTTAAAAACGATGTTAAGTTTTTATCGATTCACACGATATATCTTATTATAAGATTTGGTATAGCTATATATTTAAAGTTTATTGAATATTTAGGGTATTATTTTGTATATTCTTTTATAAATACATGTACAATTATAACCTTAGTCGCTGATCATAATAATATTATTAGATCACAATTTCAAAGAAGACTTGATAATGTTGTATGACCAAAAAGATTTGGAAATAGCTAAGGGTTTGTATAAAACCCAAGAGGAAAAATGCGAACGGTTTGCGAGAAGTATTCATAAACTTAGACAATCTCGCAAAGAGTACGATGATAGACGTGAAAATCGAAAAATTAAAATTATTGAAAATGTACCAGAAAAGAATCACGAAAAAAGATACGTTACGAATATGTGTCAGGCTATTACAACGTCTGGAAAAAGGTGCACTTTTAAGGCATCGTGTGGAAATTTTTGTAGAAAACATGCAATGAAAAAATAAATGTAGTATTATATTAAATGTTAGACCAGGAAACTCTTAGACCTGTTATAATAGCGATGGCGCTTTATCTCGCAATTTCACAAATTCTTCCAGAAATTCTTAAAAAACCAACCAATATAAAATTTATCGATGATATCGTTGCAATGCTTATAGCCCAGAAAGGTTCGCTTACATCAGGAACTATTCTCACTGGCTTGATTGTTATTCTTACCAATTACATTAACGACGAATTCTTGTAAAACGTTTTCTTTAGACGTTAGCATTCGAGTTTTTGAATGATCCATGTATCGTATTTTTTTATTATAGGCATCTTCCATGAACTCCATAAGTTGTTCCATATTTGGTTTTCCCCATTGCATACCCGCTTTGTAAAGAAAATCATCTCTAGGCAATTTCTGAAGCTCACACTTAATTGTATAGGGTGTTTTTATATATTCAGTTGCACCTCCATAGTCTGTTATAATAACGGCTTTGTTTCTAATTGCAGCTTCTACTGCACCCATACCTACACCTTCAGACGAAGAAAAGCTTACGTAACAATCTGATTTCGCGTGTATTTCTTCCATAATTTCATCAGAAACGAGTTCGTTTATTACGGTTACGTTTGGTATATTTATTTTGACAGGTTGATTACATGTTGCCTTAACTATAAGTTTAGCATCTGGTTTGTTTAACCTTAAAAATGCTTCTAGAATTTTATTAAAGTTTTTTCTTGGATCGTATACGTTTCCTATATGGTAAAATGTATAAGGTCGTTTATCTGGTATGTGTGCATGTATAACATAGAAGTGTGTATTTGGAAATTGTCTTTTAAAAATTTTTTTACAATATTCGCTCGGGACGGCAATTTTATCAAACAGTTTAAATAATTTTCCATAATCTTCATGGACGGTTTCGGTTTCACAAACTGTCATACACGTTACATTTTTAATTTTACGTTTGATTTCTGGTATTTTGTCAAGCCAATATGGTATTGGGAGTGCAAATATAAATGCACTATCACTTTCTGGTATATCTTCGTGTATTTGTATATATTTGGTGTATCCTACTTCTGGAAAAAGATTCATATATTTTATACAGTGCTGACCAATTCCACTCAGGAGAGTTGGACCGATGAATAACATTTAGTATAAAGATA